AAGTAGATGACCACCTGGCTTCAGAAGTTTATATGCAAATTCCCAAGTTTCTTTACGAAATGCGATATCTCCACCATCCCATTCTTTACCCATAAATCCAGTTGCCTGTCTTTGGTAAAGTCCATCTCTATCTTTTGCTGGTGCAGAACCTTCTTTTCCATATCTCTCTACGATTGATGTTAAATGGTATGGTGGGTCTGTTACTACAGAATCTACTTGTTTACCATCATCTATAAGTTTTTGCATCTCTTCAATGCAATCTCCATTAAGTAACAACATGACTAAAATTTTTCACCTTCTCAAATTTGATTGTACTTTTAAACTTATCTGCAAGCACATCTTGTTTATGACTTATCACAAATACATTTTCATCACCTAATGTATTCAATATTTTTAGGAACTCATCTGTTCCTGTACCATCTAGTGAACTATCGAATATCTCATCAAGTATTAGTAGGTTTGTATTTGCAGAGTTTTTCATCTTTGCAATAGCTCTCCAAGTAAATAAAAGTGATAAGTCTATTCTCATTTTCTCACCTTCACTAAATGAGGAATAAGTAAACTCATCACGATACCTTGACTTTATTGTTTCTTCAAAGTTCTCATTCAAAGTAAAATTAACATAGAACTCCATAGATGTCAAGTACTTATTGATAAGATTATTCATGACAGGTAGATACTGTTTGATAATCTTTGTTTTGATACCTGTGTCTTGTAATATTACTTTTATCGCATCTAGATAAGACTTCTCATCTTTCAAATCTGACTTTTGTCTTTCTATCTTAATCTCATCTCTTTTGTATCTGTCAAGTTTTTTTGTATCATCTTCACTTACAGTACCAGATGTTAGTATGTTTATCTCTTGTTGTAGTTTAGCATTGAACTTCTCTAGTTCTGTAACACTACTTTTTAGTTTTGCAATCTCGATATCATTCTCTCGAATAAACTTTCTAGCTGCCCTGTGTGTATCTACATAAGTGTCTAATCTTTCAAGTTGTTCATGAAGTTTAGTCAATCCTTTAGAGAGTTCTTTTTGTTGTTCGTTTTTCTCTTTGATAGTTTCAGATTTAAATGTTTCATCTATGTGTTGTTTACAAGTTGGACAATCATCATTATCTTTTAGAAAAAATATCATCTTCCTATTTCTATCAAACTTATCATTGAGAGTTACACTTATATCTTTGAGTTTACTTCTTTTCTCTTTATTTTGTTCCTCACCAATCAAATCATCTGCTAGTAATTTATTATCACCTTCAAGACTTTCAATCTCCTCTGTCTTTTCTTTGATATGATATTTGTTTGTATTGAAAGAACTTTCTTTTTCTTTGATAATATCATCTTTGTTTTTCTGTATATCATCAATATAGTTTTCTTGCAAACTTATCTTCTCAGATATGATGTCATATTGATATTCAATCTCACGCAGTTCTTCAACTACACTTTTCATCTTTTGTTTAAGTAATACATTCATAGTAGAGAATATTTGAATATCTAATATTTCCTCTACGACTTCTCTTCTGTGTGTTGATCTGAGTTGCATAAAAGGTACAAATGTTGAACTACCTAATATTACAACTTGTGTGAAAGAACGATAGTTGAGTTTCAGTATTTGTTGTTCAAGTATCTTTTGATAATCTCTTACATTGGCTTCTAAACTCATCAGTTTATCATTTTGATATATCTCAAATTTATTCGGTTTGATATTTCTGATAACTTTGTAATGTCTTGTACCAATCGTGAACTCTACCTCTACACTTGTGGAACTATTATTCACAGAGTTGACAAGTTGATTTTTACTGATAGTACGAAAAGGTTTACCAAACAATCCAAAACAAAGTGCATCTAAAATTGTAGATTTACCAGCTCCATTCTCACCTATGATAAGTGTTGTTGGATTTTTGTCTAGTTGTATTTCTATGAATTGATTTCCAGTAGATAGAAAGTTTTTCCATCTTACATATTTAAAATTTATCAAAGTTCTAAGTCCTGTGCTTCATGGTATAGTTTTGCAAGATTTTCTTTTAGTCTATCTTTTTTAAGTGGTGTATCAGACTCGTCTACATATCTTCCAAGTAATGTCATAGTGTCCTCTGTATTCTTCACGATATCATCTGATACTGTAGTTGCATTGAGGTCTGTAAAATCCTCTATGATTTTTATCTCATGACAATCAGCCTTGTATAATCTATCAGTAAATTTATCAAACTTATATAAATCATTTTTGTTGACAACGATTAGTTTGACATAGTGATTTTTATATTTTGATACATCATGTTTATCATAATCTTCTTTTGTATCATCATAGAATATTTTATTGAATATTGTATATGGATTAATTATTCTAGTGAGTTGTTTAGTTTCTGTATCATAGATGTGAAAACCTTTTTGTTCATTATAATCACTCCACATCATTTCATATGGTGTTCCTAGATAATATATCTGACCATCATCTGACTTCTTGTGATAGTGTCCACTAAAAACTGTATCAAACTTCTGAAATGTTTTTACATCAAGTCCATGTTCAGACTTATGACCACTATGCATTTCAAAACCAGCAATCTCAAAATGACCCATCATTGTATCTGATTTTGATTCGTCCATCATACCAAAAGAGTAAATCTCATTTTGAGTATTAATCCAAGGCATCATCAATATTTGTTTACCACCAAAGTTTACTTCTTGGGCTTCAGAATATAGATGTATATTATCATGTCGATTACCAAGAAGTTCATTTAAAGAGTTCAAATCATTTGTATTTCTAAAATATATATCATGATTACCAACTAGTATATGTAACTGTATTTCTAGTTGTACAAATGGTTGTATAAATCTTTCTCTAAAATCTTTTAGAATACGATATGATGCATACTTTCTTCTATCCATCAAATCACCTAAGTGAATACAATGTTTTATATTGTTCTGATGTAGGTATGGAAAAAATACACCTTCATAGAAATTGTAAAAGTATTCGTTAAAATTTAGATTATCGTTTCTTGCACCAAAATGTGTATCAGCTAATAATGCAATCTTCACTCATTAGACTCCATAAAATTTTCTAATCCCTCAGCCTTACTTGATTGTTCTTTCTTCTTTGGTTTATATACTGCTTCATCTGGTAACATATTGATCGCATCAAATCCACCAACAGAATATGGTGTATCATCACCTTCCATTGTCGTAAAATATTCATAAGATTGTTTCTCTATCATCTTATGTTTGACATGAGTTTGTTTTTTCTCTTTCTGTATTCTACGGATAAATGCATAGTATATTATCTGTGTAAAATATGCAAATGGGTTTTTAGATTTCTCTGGATTAAAATTATGTATGTATTGTAAACAGTTCTCTATACCATCTGATATCATTTCTTGTCTGTAAGTATAGTTTATGAAGTTAGGTCTAAATGATAAACCATTTGCAATCTTCAAAAAACACTCACCTATATAATCACTTATTCTTGGAGGTTCATCACCAGCCTCTTCTGCATCTTTGCATTGTTCTTTCCAATCTTTCATTGCTTGTAAAAATTTTGCATTGTCAACGTAATGGACACCCTTCTTCCTCGCCATAAATTACTCCTTATTAATATATGGTTATCTCACGATAATACACTAAATCTAGTATCTTGTCAAGAAAAAAGTTTGGTATTGACATAATAAAATTCTGTGTGTATAATACATCTGTTATGTATCAATTAATGTATAGTCACTTTCGATAAATCTATTTCTTCCTCTTGTTCTTTTTCTATCTCCTTAAGCTCTTCTTCTTTAGGATTTTGAATAGGAAGTTTATTTAGTTCTCTTAAAACATATTCGTAATATTTACTCAATCCAATAGATGCTGGTGTAGACACGACAACAGAATTTTTCTCTATTGTAAAATTTTTCTCATCACTAAAAGGTTGCAACCATCTAACTAATGATAAGTGTTCAGATATACCAGCTTGTGTTATCTTGTTGACACTTTCCATTTTGAGAGGTGATTGTACTGTAATCTCAGAGTCTGTTTTTTGTACAACTCTGCAAATTATATTTTCACCATTTGATAATTTTACTATTGCATAATCGGTCATAGTTTTACCTTGTCTATTTTGTAATTAAAGTTTTCTTCATTGTATATATTTATTCGTTCATAAAAGTGTGATAGTGTAAAATTAGACCAAGCCTTGTAAGAAACATCATCTGATATATCATACAAAGTTGTTTTAGTTTTACTCTCTGATGTTCGTAGTCCACGACCTATACTTTGTAGAACTCGTATTCTACTTTTAGATGGTGATGAAAATATAATGTTGTGTAAATTTTTTATATTGATACCTGTACTAAATGTTCCATAAGATGCAATGATGATAGCATTTTTTTCACTCTCTGTTATCGCACGAATATCTTCTCTTGTCTGTGTGTCTGTTCCACCATATACAAAAAATACTTTTCTATCAAAGTCTTTCATCATAGAGTGTAAAACCATTCCATGTTTTTCTACTAACTGAAATAATACTAGAGTATTACCAGAGAGGGTATCACAAAGGTTACAAATAAAATTATTCCTAACATTGTTATGTACCAGATAGTCGATTTCTTCTGCATATGTAGCTCCTTTTAATTCTTTTCCATTTTCCTCTGGGTGTTTTAACACTATACATTTTATGTTTAGGTTTGCAAGTGTTTTCTTTTCCATCAAATCTTTTGTTGATGTTACTTTATTGACAGAACCAAATAGACCTTCTAATACTAATCTGTGTGTAAGTGTTCCGTCAAGTGTTCCTGTAAGACCAAACCTGTATTTACAATCTTCTAGTTTTGTCAATATACTTGTAAGTGATTTAGATTTAAATAGGTGGGCCTCATCTCCTACAACACAACCAAAATCTTTGAAATAACTTTTAGGAAATTTATACAGAGATTGCCAAGTGGATATAATTACAGGTTTGTCTGTAACTTTTTCATGACCAGAGTATATTCTATGTAAATGTTCATCATTCCAACCATAATCTATAAAATCAGAATACATTTGTTCTACCAGAGATGTAGTCGGTACAAGTATGAGTATTTTTTTATCTTTGAGTAATAGATTGTAAAATCTAATAAGTGAATATATTATTAATGACTTACCACTAGCAGTAGGGCTAATAAGAAGACAGCGATGCTTTCGTAATGCGTGGAATACTGCATCAATTTGATAATCTCTAATTTCAAGTTCTTTTCCTTTCGATTTGGGTCGTAACGATTTGATGAATCTTCTAACATCCTCACGAATAATATTCCTGTCATTTTCGACCTCCTTATCTATATGTATGTTTATATTATTTTTAGTTGCGTAGTCTTTTATGTATGATAACAAACCGACATATATTTTACCTGTTTGTCGTGAAAATAATCTAATCTTTCCGTCCCATATACGTTTTTTGTATGCAGGCATAAACCTCGCACCAGGCACTTCAAAAGTAAAATAATCTGATAACTCTTGACTTAATCCAGAGTCAACATCAAGTTTTAAATAAACTTCATTATGTTTAGATAGTTGCATTTTGCAATCTATTTGGTTCACCATATTCACCACGAACTATTACGTTCCATGCGATACTAATTCTTTCATCTTTTGTTTCTGGCACCCAATGTTGCAACCAAGATGGAAAGACAACTCCGT